TGCTGATCATACAGGGCTTTTTGTTTGCCGATCGCGCCTGTGATAGCGGTAACACCATTGACTCTAGTGTCCATTGTCTGAGCTCGCTGAACCTCAACCTGTTCCTTGGTAAGGTTAAGCTGCTCAGGCAAAAGACTCGCCAATTGATATGTCTTGATCGCCACGTCTTTAACCAGACTGTCTTTTTGTTGCGGCATGATTTGCGTGGTCTCATAGTTTGTCTTAGCCACGCCGGCCGGCAACACATATGTGGTCTGATATTGAAGCTGGGCTTTCTCTTCAGGCATAATGTCTGTGAGCTGGTAACCAGCAATATCTGTTTGGGCTTCAATCTGAAGCTTCTGAGCAGCACTTACTTCCATGTCTTTTTCGATCTTGGTGTAAGTAATGTCTTCAGTAGCAAGTTTCATTTTGTTGAGAGCGTATTCAGCTTTAGCTGTAAGCACCTGGATCTCAGTGAGAACCAAAGATTGTCTTTGCTGGGCTAGCATAGCCGCGGCAATGACTAATTTAATCTCAGCTTCGCGCGCCTGCATCTGAATCAGTGCATTAGTGTACGTGGCTGCGTCTTTTTGAATGAGAAACTGTGTCGCTGTTTGAAGCGCCGCGGTAGTCATTTGTACGTAAACTGATGCGTACTCTTGGCCTGATATACGCCCAAGGTCGTATTCTTCACCTATATGGTTCCGGACAGACTTCATAATGACATCAAATACACCGACGCCATCTGGGTTTTTATCTGTCAGCTCTTCAACAGTTACTGCTGTAGGAGCCACATAAAGTGGATTGCCCACAGTAGAAGGAAGAGCAAAGTCAGTAGAAGTGATATCTACAGCTACTGACGGGAATGCTTCAGCTGTCGTAAGCTCAACATAAATACTTTGGGCTTCGGTCGAAGGATCGTTAGCCATGAATAGTTCCCGTCAGCAGTTAGATATTAAACCAAGCCTACGCGTTCAGCAGCGGCTTGACGAATTGCGAGTTCATTGAGCTCTGCCTGTGTAAGAGGAGGCAGAACATTGATTGTGTACTCAGGCGTCATTGACTGGACAACACGCTCTGTACCATCAGGGTTTTTGACGGTCGTCACACGCTGATACTTACGACGCTTGAGCATATCATAAAGAATCTGCGGTACATGGTAGCCTTTTTCGGTGTCTTCACCAAAAGGAATGAACTTGCGAACCACACCAATATACTTATTGGAGATAGTAAGAATCTCGCCTTTGAGGTCATTTTTTGCCGGATTGTTATTGTAGATCTGGCAACGAATAAGCTTCAGGCCCCGGTGTCTCTGTACTGCTCTTATAATGCGTGTACGCAAATGCGGTGGATACTCAAGAACATCATCTGTATCCATAAGCAGCATCTTTTCTAAAGAAGGGGTTTCCCCTTTACGAGGAACTCTAGGATCCGAAGTTTTAGCTTTAGGAGCCAGAGTTTTTGTCTGGACTGCTTCTTGTTCAAGCGGATCTTTAGAGAATTTTGCTTCTTCTTCTTTGATCTTTTGAGCAAGTGTTTCTTCTCCAATATTAGGAGAATGCTTTAGACCCATTGCGTTAGCTTTTTGCTTAAGGGACTCCAAACGAGTGGGTCCGTTGTCAAAAGCATCTTCGCTCGCAGTAGCTTCTTCTTCAAAATCTTGTTCTGTGTTTTCATCAGACATTGGGTGTTTCCTGTTTCTTTGGAATACCTGCGCGAACAGCAGCGTCTTTGCTTTCGAGCAGTTTACGAAGAGCAACTGTGCGCTCTGGGTTACGTGGTGTTGTGTCAATCAGCATTCGAGCCAAATCACAAAACGGCTTAGATTTACTTTGAAGAATCTGAGGCAAATGCACATAGTGGAAATATTGCAAAATGTGGTCTGTCTCTATTTCTTTCTTTGAAAACTCAATGGGAGCTGGGTGGATTTCTTCTGACATATTACTAGTACCTCTTGGGTTATTGTCTCGGGTTACACAGAGTAGCCTGGCTAGACCACCCAAGAAAAATCTAGCCAGGCAGCGCCACCCTCGATCTCCCAAAAGAGGATGACGCTATTCTGTATTACTCTTTCGCAAGAGTCTTGATCAGAGCAAGACGCTCAGGACGCAGGATCATCGTACCATACCACCACTTGATGGAATGGAAGCCGATCTCACCGTATGGATTCGTACGGTCAGCAATATCCACGCCAGGCTTCTTGTGAATCATCTGCCACTTGACGCCCTTGCCACCAATCTGGAAGCCAATGGTCGTAAAGGAAGCTTCACCAACAACAAGCATCGGATAGATGTTGTAGTTAGTGCCATCATCACGGAAACCAGGGTTTGTGGTGACAGCTGCACCTGCACCCTCGTAGTGGAGCATCTCAGGAACCACAACAATGCGAAACTGAGCGACTGTGCCAATTTCACCATTAAGCGTGGTAGTAGCGGCTGCATACTGGTGAACGTGCACAAAAGCTTTTGCTGCAAAGGGATCAACCATCTCTTCAACAGTGGCTTGGAGCTCGTTACCGATATACATGACACGTCCACCACGAATGGTGCGCGTATCAATCATGCGGGAACCAGTAATAATCTTGGTCTCTCTTGGCGTACGGTTGTCGTCAAGAACAAGGCTAAGATTGAAGAGGTCTCTGTAGTCGACCACGGCCGGATCAGCAGACTCACCATCAACCGTGATGTCAGAGACAGCGTCACCTGCATAAGCAACGACGCCGGCACCTTCAAGAAGGTCAATTTGGAGAGCAGCTTCAGAAATCTGAACAGCACCGGAAACGAGTTCACGGTTCATATGCATCATCAGTTCTGCATCCGAATCAAAGTCGATCGATTCCTGAGAGTATTCAGTAAAGAAGCCGAGCTTCGAAATAGTACCTTCACGGATGATACGTGTAAAACCAACGCGGTTAACACGGCCACCAGATTCAGAAACTACAGGTAGTTTCGATGTGATCGTACCGACATCCTTCGAGGAACCATAAAGGTTACCGTCAGCAATAGCAGCACCAGCAGCATCAATACCCTGGTCGTTTACGTTGCGAACGTCCAGAAGTGGAACGTAATGGTAAACTTTAATCCGCTTACCATAATGCTTAGGCATCGACATAGTGTCAGCCAGGGGCATAAAATACATTTCACGACGAGCGTCGATAAGAGCCTTCTTTTGATAGAAGAACTCGTTCATTTGGCCGCCACCGACAGTCGAATCTACCGAAGGCGGATTATTATAAAGATGAGCTGCATCAGCCATGCTCTTAATCCTATGTTAATGATTGGACCGAACCATCATTAAGCAAATTTCTCTAGACCCTCGATTTTTGCAAACTCTTCGTCACTCATATTCATGACGTTAGAGAGGTCAGCTTTAGGCGTCACAACCGTCTTAACCGGGGCAATAGCTTTAACCGCGGCTGAGCTGTTAGATTGTTTCGGTGTTGCAGCTTTCGTAGCAATAATCTTAGATGGTTGAGGAGTTACTGTAGTTGGTGCGGGGGTTTGTTTCGTTAGATCAGCACTATCGCTGGTCAGGTTATTGAACGCGCCCTTATTCTGCATCTCAGTGCCCACTTGGTGGTAGGCAGTAAGGAGCGGCATATTGGCAAATTCACCTAAGGTCTTTCTGCGGTCGATCTCAGCAGTGATCAGATCATAAACACCTGATTGCTTTTGTTCGGTCAGAATCCTTAGAACATTTGGCTCATCAAGAGCCATTTTTCGGCTGGATTGGTCCCAGTCAACTCTAACTGCTTTCAAAAGAGCTTCGCCTTCAGGCTGTTCCTGAACTTCTCTAAGAACTTCTTCGAGAGCGACTTGATCTTCTGTAGCTAGATAGTTTTTAGGTTGGTACGTCTTGTCAGCTTCTTTAGCATTGTCGTCAACAACAATGTCGTAAGGATCGATATCTGCGTCACGAACAAGCTTTTTAATTGCTTCTGGGTTTTTGTTGTGAAGTTCGACAAGAAAATTAAGATCGCTGTTTGTAATACCCGCGTTTTCAAGAGTTTTTACTTGAGCCAACAAAGGTCTTACTTGCGTTTGATACTTGATATGTCCTGCGCCCATTTGCATGAGACGAATAGCTTCTTCGGGTGTTCTTGCCTGGACTGTTTTACCGTTGGCTTTAAACGGTTTCATCATCTCTTTGTAAGCAAGTACGGCCGCAGCATCATCTACTTGAAGAGGATCGTCAGAAGCGACAGCTTCTTTCTCTTCTTTTACGGGCTCTTTAGCTGGGGCTTTTTTAGCCGGCACAGGGTCTTTAATTGCTGAGTCAGCAACAACCTCTGCTTCGTTTTCTTTTTCGTCTTCTTCTGTAGAAGCGACAACTTGTTCTTTTTCAGAAAGTTGTTTTTCAAAGTCTTCGTCAGACATCTCCAGAACGTCTTCTTGTTCTGGTTCAACAACTTCTTCCTCTTCAGAAACTACTTCTTCAGTAAAAGCTGATTCTTCAAGAACTGTTTCATCAATAATTTCGTCTTCTGGATCTTTCACAACAGGATCAGCCATTAGTTAAGATCCTCCGCGTCTAC